TATTGGAAAGGTTATGGATTGAAATGATGGTCTTGGATAAGCTCTTTGGGCAATATAGCGATCAGCAATTGCTTGGGCATCGACAGCTCCATGAATCCTAGAATTGATAGTTTCGGCTTTGTAGCCATATAGGGCAATTGATGCGGCATCACTAGCTGTTTTTTGTGATCCATAATTGTTGCCATAATTTATGTAAATGTCATTTCTAACATCACCTGAGCGCATAACTGTTGATAAGCCAGAACCTAAAGAATGACCAGCATCTAATTCAACATAACCATTGGTAAGTAAATAGTTTTGTCTGTGGTCTGCATCGGCATACCCGATATTTCCATTATTGGCTTCATAAATATAACCAAATGCTGAACTAGCAATATCTGAAACAATGTTATAAATCGTGTCAGTTGTAGTCGGTTGATGTTGCATTGTGTAAAGGCCGGGCTGATCTATTTCGCCTAATCCTAAATTAACTGCATTTGCCCAAGTTTCTGTTGCATCATAAGTTGCCCATTGTGTAGCTGCTGGCACATCATTCCAAGTTCCAAGTAATACGCTTGATAAAATGTCATAGATTTGGTTGCCATCCTCGTCTTGCGGAATGTTGTCATCCCAAATTTCTTTGGTTAACTTAGCAAGTGAACCCATCGCCAATAATGTGTATTCAATAACTGTGGCTGCTGCACCAGTATTTCTGACTTGAACTGTTACATCCGTAAGATCGCCACCAAATAAACTTACATACGTATTTGAACTATCTTTGACTTGTAAATCTAAACTGTCATTTATGTCAAAAGGTAATGTTTGCCCATTCAATGCAACTAAGGTTATTTGACAATATGATGGAAGCGGTTGCTGATAAATGTCTGATCTTCCAGCCTGATGCTGAACATCAGAAATAGCGATACTAGTGTAATCAACACCACCGACAGTTAATTTCCAGTCAGGCGTAAAATCTGACATTATCTATCCCTAAGCGCGGTTACGCTTCTTGCAGCCTGACTATTCAATTGATTTGCAACAGCTCTAGCAGTTCCCTCAGGATCTATTGCACCTGATACATTGATAACTATATTTGGATTGGCTGCCAATGTATTGCCTTGTTTTTCTAATACTCTAAATTGGGCTTCCAAAGCATCAAATTGTTTTTGAGCAGCTGATTTAGAAATTCCACCTGTTGCAACTTGGAATGTCAAATCTGTAAATTGATCTTGGACTCTTAATAATTTATCTGCTAAATCTTTCAAGCTAGTTGCTCCTACTGCACTAGCACCACCTGCGCCGCCACCACCACTACTACCCGCACCGCCAGTTCCACCACCACCAAAACCTCCACCACCAAAACCTCCACCACCAAAACCTCCACCGCCACCACCTGTTGGCAAACCAAATTGTGGATTACCTGCACCATATTCAAATGATGATCCACCTGCTCCAGTTTCGTCTGCGCCTCTAGCAAATTGACTTAATCCATAAGTAACTGCCACAGCTGCTAATGCTGCTGCTGCTGTTCCAACAGATGCTCCACCAGTAGCAAATGCAGTTGCAACACCTGCACCCGCTGCTGCTGTTCTAAGTGTTTTCATGGCTGCAATTAATGTTCCAATAGCGGTAACAAATGCTGCAATTTTATTGACAACAAATACTGTGGCTATAACTCCACCTAATATAATCAATTCATCTTTAATGTTAATTACAAACTTAATAACTCCTCGTAATTGTTCACCAAATCGAAAAGCACCTTCGGTCGCTTTAGCTGTTTCTGATGCAATTGAGTTATCTCCCGTTAATCCAGATATAAATGCCTGAATGTTAGGAACGACTGTTTGAATTAAATAATCAGCAAACTTTACAAAGATAGGAAGTAATGCAGCTCCTATTTGTTCCCTTGCCTCATCCATAGCAATTGTTAATTGTCTAAACTTAAATTCAGCGTTAGTTGATTCATTGGCAATAAATCCGCCATAGGTCTTTCTTAGTTCATTAGTAATATCATCAAATGATTTAGTTTTTAAGGTTGCAGCATCTATTCCTAGACCTAACTTACCTAATGCAGTATTTGATCCATCGTAGGCTCTGCCTAATGCGTTTGTAACTGCCTCTAATGGCTTCCCAGTTGCCGCGCTAATTTCTTGAGCAAGGCTTAACAATTCCTGCGCTTTAGTAACATCCTGTGTAGATCTGACTAAGCGAGATAGCGCAGGTCTTAAAACATCATCGGTTGTTGCAGTTGCGATGGCTTGTCTAGAAATAAATGTATCGATCGATTTAATTTGTTCATCAGTAGCCCTAGTGTTGGCTCTAATTGTTTGCTCTAATGCTTTTCTTGATTTCTCATCCTCAGCAGCAGCCTTAACAGCTGAAATTGCAAATGCTCCAGCAGCAGCTCCAGCAGCAGCAAATGCTAGCGCAGCCTTTTTACCAAAATCTGAAATAGTTTCTTGAGAGTTTTTAACTGACTTTTCTGCATCGCTTAATCCTTTTTTAAGATTATCAATGTCAGCTGCTAACGCAAGGGTTAAGGTTCTACTGGCCATCTGCCCACTCTTTTCTCGCGTTCAAAATAATTTCCTCAAACTCTTTAATTATAGTTGGTTGCAAATGTCTAATTGTTGGATAAATAAACCAACCTCTAGATCCTGGCCCTTTAGGCATTGGCCCTGACCATCTTGGAAATTGTGGGTATCTACCAGATCCAAATTCAATAGCTGCACCAATACCTTTACGATTACCTTTAGCATCGTTGCGAGTATTAAATTGTGTTGTTGCTCCACCAGAAAACTTTTGACTTGCAAAACCAAATTGGATCTCACCAAGTAAAGATGATTTTTTTACTTTACCGCCTTCGGCAACTCTTTGTGCTTGCACGCCACGAGATGATGCAATACGCCTAATCTCTTGCAATTCTCTGTCAGCCAATTCTTGCACTTTGCGCTTGGTGTCAGCGATTGCTTCCTCGCTCATAGTTCTTAAAACTCTAGCGATCTTATTTAACTCGCGTTGATCGTAAGCAATTGATGGTGTGGTGCTAACTGCCATTTCTTTGCTCCAATATCTCTATCGCGGTGTATATGTCGTCTGCATCAACCCATTCACTCATTGGGATCTGTGTGGCTATTGCCAACTGAACCAATAATCGACTTAGGCTTCCTTCTCTGTGGCTTTTGGGCTTGCATCACCGACTTGCACATCGGTTACTGTTTCACACCATATTTCAAAAGGCTTAACTGGCTTTCCGGCAGCTTCTCTTTTGTGTGCATGGTATGCCAAAAACATTAAATCAGAAATGCCCATTTTTTCTTGAGCCTGACCAATAATGTTTCCAGTTTTTTGTTCCCACTTTTGCCACTCAGGCGGTTGGGCTGTATAAGTAGCTTGTTCGCCTGAGCTGTATTCAATTGTAATTGGTAACTTCATTTTTTGCTCCCGTTTCTAATTGTTAAGCGAAGTTCTCTGCTGGCACGCCAATTACTTGGAATGTCAAAGAAACTGTTTGTGCATCTGGTGCTGTTCCACCTGCTGATGGCCATGATGGCAACACTTGGAAAGTAAAGACTGCGCCTGATGCAGCTGTGAAAACTGTGCTGATACCTGTGTTTGGTGCTGACTCTGAAGCTGACCATAGAATCTCACATAGAGATCCTGCTACGCCCCAGTCCGCCAACATTTCAACAGCTAGTGTGAAATTGTTATCGATGACTTTGTAAGCCTTGCCATCTAATGTTTCGTAGGTTTGGCGATTTGCTTCGCCAGTTAGTGTTGCACTTGTTGCTTGAGCATCGAAAGTGTTACCACCGATAGTGAAGGTAACATCTCTGCCCGTGATTACTGTGGTAGGCACTTTGACTCCTTAAGTTGTTTGTGTGTAATAGGTTGATACATTTATATCAGAGATCAATAAGTTTGATGCTCCAACTTGTGTAACTGTTGGTCTTTCGACCGATCCGACAACATATCCGTTAGGGATAACTGCCAGAATACTCATGACTAACTGCTCGATGTTATCGAGTGATGCTGGATTGCTATTGTAAGCAACGGCAGCTGTAATTGTTAAATTAACTCTGCAACGAAGTGTTGTTTTACCAATTGTTTCAATTTCAAGGTAAGGACTTGATGGAACGCAAACAACAGCTGGTGGAATAACTGTTTCAGGAACAAATGAATAAACATTTCCTGCAACACTGGCTAAAGCTGTGGCAAGTGGTTGTCTAACAGCTGAAAGAATTGTTGATGCTGGCATTTATTGACACATGCTTTCGGTGTCCATGTAACTGCCTAATAATCCAACGCATTTGTTAAATAATGATCGACCCATTCTAAATGGTGTTGAAGTAAAATCTACTCCTTCGATTTGTCCTCCGCCTGCAAGTCTTGCTTGGAAAACTTCGACTGAAACTGTATAGACGGCTGATTGAACAGCTGCATTTCCAACATAAGTTGATCCGCCAGAAAGGGCAGCAACTCCGGATGGGATGACATTA